AGATCATTAAAGAGAGCGGGTTACCGTTCAGAGCAGCCCGCACAAATAATCCAATGAAACGGCGGGAAGCAATTGTTTATTTTTTACGAAAGATCAACGGATTTAAAGTCGGTCCAAAATGTGGGTATTTAAGAAAGGGTTTTATTTCAGAGTACAAGTTTGAAAAGAAACGATTAGCCATAGCCAATGTTCGGGGTGATAATTCTGAAATGTTTAAGGAGAAACCGGAGAAAAATATGTACTCGCATGTACACGATGCCGAGCAGTACGGAGCATTGGAAGCGTCTGAGGGTAAGTCATCAAAGAAGTCCCGGATACGGGTACTCAAGACCGCAAATCAACCTGCTGATCCAGATGCAGGATATTAAGGAGCATTATGGTAGACCCAAAACAAGAACGGGAAGAAAACATTGCAGAGTTTGATCGTGTGTTTCAGGCTGCAGTCGAGTCAGGCAAAGTTGGTGGATCAGTTAATTCTGTTTATGATTATTCAGAGCATGTAACTCGTTTAGGTGTTGAGATAACAAAATGGTTTTCAGAAGCGGAGAGAGATAGACAGGATGTCGAGCAGAGGTGGGTGAGGGATCTCCGGCAGATGCGCGGGGAGTATGATCCTGAAATCCGAGCCAAGATGCATCCAAAAAGATCGAAGGCGTTCCTTAGTATAACTCGAACTAAAACTAAAACACTAAGTGCCAGAGAGACAGACTTACTATTTCCCTCAAACGGGGAAAAGAATTGGGCAATCATTCCGACACCGATACCAGAATTGAATCCTGAAATTATTCAAAATATTATGTTGCAGTACCAGCAACAAACGCAGGAGATTCCTACAGAAGAGCTGATTAAAAAGTTTATAAATAAAGAAGCCCGGAAACGTTGTGAGGCTATGGAAGAAGAGATGGCGGATCAATTAGCGGACCTTAGATACCGGGAGATTATACGAAAGACAATCTTATCTGGTAATATATATGGGACTGGGGTTTTAAAGGGACCATTGGTTAAGACACAGATTTCTAAACGTTGGTTACCTAAAGGAAATAAGTGGGTTACTATCGAATTAAAGAAAACCCTTCCATTCTGTGAATCCGTGCCGTTATGGGATATTTATCCTGATATGTCGGCGCGTGATCCAGAAGATATGCGATATATTTTTCAACGGTATGTGATGAACCGGCATAAGGTTTGGGAACTGGCTAAGCGGGATGACTTCAATAAGCAAGCCATTGTATCTTATTTGAAGGCGCATCCATCCGGAGATGCGGAGTACAAGAATCATGAACAGGATTTACGAACATTAAATAGGGATGCCAGTGATCCTACGCGGTATAAGGAGACAACATCGGCGGGCACTTCGACATTAAATGCAGGAACTAATATTGCATCTCGTGCAGGTAAATATGAAGTCAAAGAGATGTGGGGTTACATTAGCACAGATAAACTTGTGGAACTTGGTATTGAAGTTGATGAGGATGTGTTAGGATTAGAAGTGGCAGCTAATATTTGGATGCTCGGACCGTTGATTATAAAAGCTATCGTGTCACCTATAGAAGGTGTCGCACTCCCGTATCATTTTTACTATTATGATAAAGACGACACGTCTCTATGGGGAGAGGGGATACCGACTATTATGCGGGATGCTCAGAAATTATTTAATGCTTCTGTGCGGGCTATGCTGGATAATGCAGCGATATCAGCTGGTCCTATTATTGAAGCAAATACGGATTTACTGGATGCATCGGAAGATCCAAGAGACATCTACCCATTTAGAGTGTACCTCCGAGATGGTACGGGAATGGAAGCCGCTGCAAAAGCCATCCATGTAACCTCACTTCCATCTTACACGAATGAATTTATGACTATGATAAATTTCTTCATGACGGCAGCGGACGAAGTAACAGCGATCCCCAGGTACATGTATGGAGAGACATCGAATATTGGGGGTGCGGGTAAGACAGCGTCAGGACTTAGTATGTTAATGGGTGCTGCGAATGTAACGCTCAAAGATCAAGTAAAGAATTTTGATGACGGTATCACGAAGCCCTTTATTCGAGCACTATACTTTTGGAACATGGAGTTTAATGCAAAGGAATATATAAAAGGGGATTTTAGTGTACAGTCTCGGGGGAGTACCTCTTTGATTGCGCGGGAAGTCCGGCAAGAATCTTTGATCCAATTTTTAAATATTACAAATAATGATACTGACTTGCGCTATACGCAGAGACCTAATGTTTTGCGGGAGATGGTTAAGGTACTTGATCTTGATGATCTGGATCTACTTAAAGATGCAAATACAATTGCTATAGAGGATAAACAATTTGAGCAAGTAGCAGCTGCGGATAAGAAATTTGAGCAGGATTTGGCTATGTTGAAAGCGAAATCAGGAGGGCATATGTCTCAACCACCGCCAGCGGCTACGGCACCAGGTATGGGACCAGACGCACAACAAATGGAGGGAGCGTAAATGCGATTGTCGAAGAAAGAGTTGATCGAAAAGATTACACCGCATGAATTAACAGAGTGCCATCAGTACTTTCAGCAACTACTGAACCGATTAATACAGGATGCTCGTGAACGAAATGATACAGCCATAGGGGAAGAGTTATACCGGAACCAGGGAGCAGTGAAGGAATTAAAGCAGTTACTTAAATCCATAAAAAGTCATGAAATCCAGCGAGGATATGATGGCGGATATGGTGCGTAGCGTTGATACCTAACTTGAAAGACTTACGGGACAAAAATTCAGTAGACTTACAGTTATGAATAGAGGAGGGAGTATGACAGAAGAAGAGAAACAAGAATTAAAGGAATTGTCAGAGAAAGAAACCCTGACAGAGGAAGAGCAATCACGCAAAGCAGCGTTAGAGGCCAAACCCCTTGATCCACAGGATGAGTTTGATACTGCCTTTGATGAAGCGATGAATGACGATAATGATTCAGCGAATGATTCGACCGATGCAGATATCGACACCGAAGCCACATCGCTGGAAGCAGCAAAGAAGAAAGAAGAAGAGGAGAACTCGGCGAAGGAGGCCGAACTTGCACAGCAAGAGGATACTGCACTATTCGCTAAAGTCCCTGCTAACGATGGGCAGGATAACGAAGGCGGAGACCAAGAAACCCCAGAGCAGCATATTGCTCGGATCGAAGCTGAATTAGCAGCAGAGAAACAGCGTAATAGTTCCTGGGAAGGTAGAATCAAAGCCGCTAATCAACGTGCTGATAAAGCTGAGGCAAGCGCAGGAGACGACACAACGGATAAGGGTGAGAAGAAAGCCCTCCCGGATGGTGATGATGATCTTATCCTGGAAGAATTTATCGAGGAATTTCCAAGCCTCGAAAAACCGATGAAGATTTTAGCTACAAAGATCGCACAGGAGATTGTCGAGAATGAGATGAGTACCATCAGTCCGACACTCACTAAAGTGCAGGAGACTGTGGAGTCAAATGCCGTAGAGGAGCATCTCGGCAAGATTACACAAGCCCATTCTGATTGGAAACAAATTCATCAATCAGGAGCATTGAGCACGTGGATCGGAAAGCAGCCTAAGTTTATGCGACCGGGGTTGCAACAAGTAGTTGAGGAAGGATCGGCAGAGGACATCATAGAGTTGTTTACGGCGTATAAGAAGTCCACCGGGCAACTCAAAACATCAACTGATTCGGAAAGTCGCAAGACATCTGCACAGAAACTACGAGAGTTGGAAGCTGTCCAGCATCAATCCTCTGGCCCGCCAAAGGATAGGAAGAAGGGAGCTAAAGACGATTTTGATTCTGCATGGGATGAAGCACTTACCAAATAAACACAGACATAGGAGTGTAACATGTCCAATGTAGTATATGGAGATATTTCTCCGAGAACCGCTGCTTATGCAGTGAAGGACCTTTTGAAAAGGGGTATGCCTTACCTGGTGCTGGAGAAGTTCGGCCAGGCAAAACCCATACCGAAGAACAATTCCAAAACGATTAGCTTTCGGAGATATTTTCTGAAAGATAGTTCGCTGAGTACTTTTACTCCGAAGGACTATTTCGCAACCGACAATTTTGATCCGACCACAAAGCAGTTGTCTGAAGGTGTTACGCCGGACGCAACCGCTCTTGACAAGCAGGACCTCACCGCTACACTGATCCAATATGGTGACAGAACTGTTATCACAGACGTGGTTATGGACACACACGAAGATCCAGTACTGAAAGAAGCAACAGAAGTATTGGGTGAGCAGGCCGCAATCATATTAGAGAAAGCCAGGTTCAATGTCGTCAAGGCCGGTTCTAATGTGGCTTACTCAAACGGCTCTGCGCGTACTTCCGTCAACACAGTTTTTTCCGCAGCTCTTCAAAGGAATGCAACACGAACTTTGAAACGACAGCTGGCGAGAACTCTTACTTCCGTGGTGAAGTCTACTCCTTCCTACGGTACCGAGTCTATTGCACCTTCCTTCATAGGACTGTGCCATCCGGACTTAGAGTATGATATTAGCCGAGCGGCTGGATTTGTTCCTACTGAGAAGTATGGGCAAACAACTCCGTTTGAGAATGAGATTGGGAAAATCGGTGATGTGCGTTACATCGTGTCCACAATCTTCGAACCATGGGCAGGTGGGGGAGCTGCATCCGGTGCTAACGTTATCGAAACGTCCAGTGCTGCTGATGTGTATCCAATCCTGTTCCTCGCCCGCGATGCATTTGGGCTGGTTCCTTTAAAGGGTAAAGCTTCCATAGTTCCTATGGTCGTGAATCCCAAACCTTCAGATTCCGATCCGATGGCGCAAAGGGGTCACGTCGCATGGAAGGCGATGACCACGACTATCATCCTTAATGACTCATGGATGGTCCGTGGGGAGTGTGCTTGTACAGCTGACGGCTACTTGACTGACTAATCTCAGTGAGTAGTTTAATAGGGGTGAGGGGAGAGGATAACTCCCTCCTTCCTCACTCCCACCCAATTTAAAATTCAGGAGGGAATGAATGAAAGTTTGTACGAAGTGTGGAGCGGAGAAAGATGTAGAGGAATTTGGATGGTGTAACCCTCGGCCAGGAGAAAGGTACAGGCGAACATACTGTAAAGTTTGTGTAAACAAACAGCACCAGCTATGGCGACATAAGCATGTCGCATCTTGGTTAGAATTTCTGGAATCAGAGGGTATTCGGATTAAGTGCCGACAATGTAGATTTGGCGATAAGGATTCATATGCAGCATTGCAGTTTCATCATATTGTTCCCAGCACGAAAGAAGGCATGATAAGTACATTTATTCAAAAGTATTCGACAGAACATGAACGAGTTCCAGAGATACTTCGTACAATAAAAGAGGATTGTGTGATACTCTGTGCTAATTGTCATAGTCTATTACATGCAGGAAAAATTGAATTAAACATTTAAACGTAGGAGGGAATACGAACATGATGCAAAAAAATCATTGGACGCTTAAAGATAGTGAAGTACAACAAATGTTGGTCGACTACGGTATCGACCTCGAAGCGTATGATAGGAAAGAAGCGATCAACGCTATTATCGATTTCGAGAAAAAGATTGAGTCCGGCGACATCGTCCTTGAAGGATCAAAGCAAGATGCTATTGCTGAGTTAAAGAAAGAGATACCTAAACTTATGTTGACTCGTGTTATTTTTCACAATACCATGGAGAACGATATGCCTTATATTTTCGTTGGGCATAATGGCAAAGGGTATTACATTCCCAGGGAAACTGAAGTTGATATCCCTGATTACATTCTCGGCTCCTGCATAAAGGATGCTATCGAAGAGCGGCTTATTCCAATACAGCAAATGAATGGAGATATCCTTTGGACTAAGAAAAAAATTCAACGATTCCCATATTCAATTGTTAAACCAAGTTTCGAAGCGGAGTAAACATTATGAGTACGCTGGCATCAGTAATAGTCGATAAAGCAGAATTGATTTTAAAAGATAGCTCAAATGGCCGATGGGAAGCAGCTGAATTACTTGACTGGCTTATTGAGGGTGAAGGAATAGTCGTAACCTTCAAACCAGATGCGAATGCGGTGCAAGAAGCGGTTGTGCTTACGGCAGGTACATTACAAAGCTTGCCTTCTACAGCTACACAATTATTGGATGTGACATACAATATGGGTCTTACTCCTGGTACGACTTATGGCGATGCGATTACAATAGTTGATCGGGGCTTAATGGATTCTTGTTATCCAGGATGGCAAACGGAAACGGCAAGCGCGATAGTGAAGCACGTCATATATGATCCGGTTAAATTGCCGAAGAAGTTTTGGGTATATCCAAAGAGTCTGGGCACCAATTATATTCAGATCATTACGGCTAAGATCCCAGGTACAATAGCGAGTTTGGCCACGGCCATTAATCTCGCTGACGAGTATGCAGCCCCTTTAATGGATTGGGTTTTATTTCGGGCCTTCCAGAAAGATGCGGAGTATAATCCCAGCGTAGAACGAGCGTTGACTCACTTAGATAGTTTCAGAACGCAGTTGGGTATACGGGAGAATTTAGAAGATAAGTTCGCACCCAGAAGAACGCAAGGAGGTTTAGGATAATGGCTACAGCATTTACGGAATTTAAAAAGTACATAGCACCGGACGTGTTGCCCTGTCCCGATCCTATCGTAGAACGTGAATTGATTAGCACGATAATCGATTTCTGTAAACGTACGCATGTTATTACTCGCGATTGGAACGTAGACATTAGTGAGAGCACAATCACAACAACAACACAAGATTCAATGGATATTGATCTTACGGATTTGTATACAAGTTATCGCCCGGTAGCTGTTGCACGTCTTAACATTGATGGTGTTGAGTACGAACCACAGTACAAAGAAATTGTGAATACCCTTGATGCTTTTGACAATGACATTAAGATTGAGGGTGTAAAGTTTTTTTGGTTTAAAGATGATGACACGATCCGTATTTATGACATGGACGATTCAGATGAGAACTTATACATACGAATTATTGTGAAACCGATACGAGCTATTACAACTGTGGCAGATGAATTTATTTATGAAGATCACATTGAAACAATTGCGGCAGGCGTTCGGTACAGAATATTAGGTATGCCTGGTAAACCCTGGACAAGTCCGACCGGAGCTAAACAAGCTTATATTGATTGGCGAAGGGGAATATCAAAGGCTCGTGCGAACAGAGATCGTGGGTACACGAAAAATCCACAGACAGTTCATCCCAGGAGTTTTGGATAATGAAAATTGATATTCAACAATTCGGTGGTCGGAGGCCTATAGTCTCCCCCCGTCTTTTAGAAGAGCATATGTCGCAAGCAGCTATTAACTGCGAGTTTGATAATGGTAAATTGGTACCGATGAAAGCCACTACGCAGGTCACAGATCATAGCACTGCTGTTCCTAAGACGTTATGGAAGATGGGTGAAGATATGATCATCTTCCCGGACGGAGAAGAGAATACAGTTATTGATAGTCCAGTTGATGAAACAAATAATCGGATATTTTGGACGGACGGTGTTTTACCAAAGCAGTCAGACGATACCCTTTGGGGGGAAACCACTTGGTGGAGACGGCTGGGTGTAAAACCCCCGGCAGTAGCACCAACAATTACAGTTAGTGGTGTAGCAGGGGATGATGTTCAGGACTATGTCAGTTACGTGTTTACCATGGTGACTACCTGGGGAGAAGAATCTGCTCCCGGTCCAGCAACGGCTGTTGGTACGATCATGTCAGATCAGTACGTGGACCTTAGTGTCATGACGACACCTTCTGATTCGTATAATACTTACGAGTATAAACGAATCTATAGATTATCAAGTGGAACGCAAGGCGCGGAATACCAGTACCTGGCTCAGATTGCAGTTGCTGAGACAACATATCAGGACAAGGCGACAGGGAATGCATTAGATGAAGTTGAAACGGATATTATTGAGACAACTGATTGGGCACTTCCACCAGCTACATTAAAGGGTCTTGCGGAAGCACATAACGGAATGTTTATTGGGTACGATGGGAAAGAGTTATACATATCAGAACCTAATTACGCATACGCTTGGCCGACAGATTACATTCGAACATTTGATACAGACATTCAAGGTATCGGCGCAGCCAACCAGTACATTGTGGTTGTCACAAAGAAGTATTGTTACGTTTTAACAGGATCGCATCCATTGGCCATGGTGAAGTCGAAACTGGGAAATCCACAGGGATGTTTGCATGATCGTGGGCTTGTTTCATCCGAGTTTGGAATTTTGTACCCTTCGCCAGATGGTCTTTGTTTATGTGATGGCCGCAAGGTTACTACGTTATCCAAGAAGTGGATAAGCAAAACGGATTGGTTAGCTCTAAATCCAGAGACTTTGGTATCAGAGTGGCATGATAATAAGTACTACGGTTTTTTTCAAGGAACAAATGACGGTATCGTTTATGATATAGAGACAGGGGAGTTCTCTACAGTTGAGTTTGGCACACCCCTGGATAAAATTTATGATGCGTACGTTGATCTTGAAACAGATACATTATCAATTCTTTGTACAAACACAGCGGGTACTAATGGATACACATATACCTATGCGTCAGCTGCTACGTATATGGATTATACCTGGACTTCGAAGATATTCGTAGACAATGAGAGTTACAACTGTGGAATGATAACAGGGCCAGAAACATTAGGTTCAGAGTTGATTACAGCAACAAACGATAGAACCTTTGCGGGAGCTTCAAATTGGACTAACGGTGATATTAAGGAATATAACGAAACAGATGATTTAACTATCACCGCAGATGCCGCTGGGCAGTACTGTACATTACCGGATGCTAATGCAGGTTTGACTATTGGCAAACTTTACCGACTTACATTTGAGGTTGCTAATCTGGTAAGTGAGTGGAGCATACAGGACGAGGATGCCGACCAAATATTACAGTCTTTTGTACGGGAAGGAACAAATACGATTTACTTTACTTATTCTGGTTCATCTGGAGGGGGCCTTCGAATAGTTTCATCTTCTGGAACAAGTTCTGCTGACTTCGATAATTTTTCAATTAAGGAACTTCCATTTGAAGTTGTACTCCAATATTATGAGGATGGTACTTTAACCTTAACAAAGACTGTGAAATCTAATACGGGAATCTTCCGGTTACCTCCTACAGGATACACACAGGAAAAGTACTTTACTTTAACAGGATCATACGAGATTTATCGAGTTCAGATTGCAACGTCACCAGGAGAGATTAACTAATGGGAAAATTCCGTGTTAAATCTACACCAACAAAACCAATACCGTCACCACCAGACACTATGGATGGTTTTGAATTCTTTGCAGCTATGCAGGATATTCTTAATGAAGGAATGGGGCAGATGGGAGATCCAGGTAAGAAATTTATAACTCTGGATGATTTGCTTGATCCAGAACTGGTTAAATATTTAAATAGCCAACCTGTTTCTGTGACGAGACCTGCGCCAGCATCAACCTCAAAAGGTGTTGCTACGGATAACATACCAGATGCACCTCGCAATTTGCAAGTATTAAGTACCTCTAAACCTCTTCGTTTAGGGGCTTTTTGCAATCATTTAAAATGGACTAATCCGGTTAATGATGTCGATGAAATTGCCGGTGTAGAAATTTGGTCGGCGCAAACACAAAATCGGAGTGATGCAAGCTTTACTGCTTTGGTAACGTACCCTACAAATAAGTATCAACATGGAAGTACTAATCCTTCTGCAACATACTATTATTGGATACGTGCTGTTAATTGGGCAGGTCTGTATTCTGAATGGGAACCATCCAGTGATCAAGGTGGATTGGTTGTTAAGGGATCAGCGACAGTTGGGGAGACTGCACAGAAAATTGTAGATGCATTAAAGGGGGAAGCAACCGCTTTATATGTTCCGGCTACGGAATATCAAATTGGTGATCAGGTTACATA